TAGTTGAGTAGTGAGAATCGAACTCACATTAACCTTTTACTCAATCATTCGTTAATATTTTTCAGAAGGCAACGAATTTTATAAAACTTCTTTATTATATTATCTACTTATAATCGTATTTAATTTGTATTAAACTAATTTCTCAAGATTTCTAACGAAAGTTGGTAAATTATTAGTTGAAGTATAAGTTTTATATTTTTTAAAACAATTCATGTTTTCAAACTTTTCTTTTAATTGAGTGAATATTACGTATTGATTATATATAAATCTTTCGCCTTTTTTATTCACGAATTCGTTAGTTGTTTTATTTTTAATGCCATTTACACTTATGACAAATCTATTTGTTAATTTATTAGTATTCATATTAGTATTATTTATTGTTATTAGTATTATTATTATTACTTAATTTCTTACATCTATATTATCTATTAGACATCGTATTAAGTTTGTACAAAAGGTGTAGAATTATTTGTGTATAAAATATATTAGCTATGTATACCACATGACACATTGACATCTTATTAATATATATATGTCATATTGTCATAATGAAATGAATTAATGTCATTTTATTATATTATCTATGTTAGTTAGTAATATGTGGGAAAAAGTTAAAACATTCAGGGAAAATATGACAAAAAGTCAAAAGTTTTGGACAAAATGTCATAAAAAAGGGGGCGGTGGGGCTTTCATAAACGGTTTTGTATAACTGATTGATAGTCAGAAAGATAGGTGAAGTACAATACCCCTAACTATCTAATGCAATTTTTAGTGACAATAGCTAGTAAAGATACCTTAAGTAATACCCTTTTGTCACCTTTTTTGTAAATAGAACATATTATACGTAAAAACAAGTGATTTTGTGTAAATATAGTAAGTATACACTTTAAATATAAAAACATGAAAAAAAAATCACCATTTTATAAAACAGGGCCATTGTTCTCAGTTTTTGGAGGAATGTTATCACCAACTGGAAAGAATCAAAAAAAAGAGAATGAAGTTACTTCACATACTGAAGAAAACAACGCTAGCTTAGGTCGATCAACAAGGCAACGTAAAATAGATAACTTAAAAGGTAAATTAAAAGACGTTAAAGCTAAAACTATGTCTTTAGCAAGCAAATCTGAGAAAACTGGTGATGACAAAGAAGTTGCACAAAAGTATCATATCTTAGGTAAACGTGATCAGGCAAGCAGAATAGAGAAAAGAATTGCACGTAAAGAAGGTAGAGAAGAAAGAAAAGCCATCAGACAATCTTTAAAAGGAAAAGAAAACAGGGGCGAAAGAAGAAAGCAGATTATAGAAAGCAGACAAGGCCAAAGAAAAAAAGTAAAGTCTATTAATAATCCTAAGTCTAAAGTTAATAAAGCTAATAACGCTGAATCAAAGACTTCTACTACTAGTTTTAGAGATGAACAACAAAAAAAAATAATGTCAAGTTCAAGTTTCTTGAAACTAGGTAGAGCACCTTCATCACAAAGTGATACAGTGACTTTAAGTGCAGGAAGAAATAATAAAGGTTATAGTTCTAAAAAATAATAATAATGGCAGCAGCAATACATTTAGCAGATGGTTCTTACACTATAGCAGCCCTATATGTAGGTGACGGTTTAACAGCACCTCCTCAAAACGTAGTAAGTGAAGTGTATTTAGGAGATAAACAGGTTTATCCATAATAAAAAAATTAAATGGCAGGTATAACTTCATATAGTTCAGGTACCCTGAAGCTATCTGATTACCTTATTGGTACAGATGTTAGCGCAGAGAATGTAACAAGAAGTATGCCTGTATCCGATATTGTTGCATCAATACTTGCAGCAAAAAGCATTGGTACAGTAACATCAATATCAACAAGTAATTCAACATTTGTTAATTTAGCAGGCGGACCAATCACCATTACAGGTTCTTTAACCTCTAGTCTGTCTGCTACCGGCACACCTTCAGCCGGAACTTATTTAAGAGGAGATAACACTTGGGCAGAACCCGGACCCACACCAACTGATATTATATCACAAAACAGTGGGAATACATTAACAACTGATACTGCAAAATGGGATTTTACCGGTACAGGGGTTACAGCTTCATCTATAAATGATAACGTACAAGTAGAAATCCCCGGTCTTTTAGGCTCTGTAGACTCTATATTAAACGGAGTTGCTATAACAGCTACAGGTAGTGTAACTAGTAATCCATCAACAGGTGATGTTACTGTAACGAACTCTGGTGTATATCAAGCAAGAGCTGGTGGAAATATAACTTTATCTGGAAGTGCAACGCCTTTACAATATTCAAGCGCGGTTACAGTAAATACAACTTCAAATGCTGGAACTATTACAAATGTTAATCCGGGTCAAGGAACAGAAATAACAAACGCATCTACCAATGCTGAAATAGATATAGATTATGCAGGACTTGATAGCTTTATATTAGCAAATGCTGATACAGCAAGCTCTGATGATATTATAGCATTTCAAGATTTATCAGCAAGTGAAGTTAAAACAGCTAAATTAAACACAGTACCAACTTCGGCTTTAACAACTGTAAAAACTACAATAGATAATGCAGACACAGGGAAAGTAAAAAACATTGATACTTTTAATACCGTCTGGAAAGCTAAGGAAATGGTTACACTAACAATTAGTGAATACAATGCTATTTGTCCGGGCGTTAGTTGCGATGCAAACACTTTATATTTAATTGTAGGACCAGGTACAGCTTATACGGCTACACTTAATCCAACTTATAATGTAACAGGTGGAGCTCTGGGAGTTGGTTATACAACAACGGTTGAAGTAAATGATGGAACTGGTTGGGTTGCTTCAAGTTCTTTAACAGCAGTTGCCGGTACTACTTATGAGTTTAGAATTACATTAACCCTTATAAATGGTTATACTTTATCATCTGGCTCATTAACTGCTAGTACTGGTACTTTAACAATGCCAAGTAGTAACACAACTGATAATTTAAGTATTACTGCAGTAATTGCACCACCTCCAACACCACAATGTACAGTTACTTTAAATATAATTGATAGTACAGGTGGAATAGGTGCAGGACAATATACAATAAGTGGTAATCAAACAAATGATACGGTAACAGTAGATCAAGGAGCTCAATACACTTTTAGTTCTACAGCTACGGCAAATAGTGGATATTATTTTAGTCCGGGTCCAAGCTATTCTGGATTCACAGGTACTGCTCCTGCGCAAGCTAGTTTTACAGCAGATGCTTATATTAGTGGTACAATATTGCAAACAACATATGATGCTACTTTAACAGTTGCACAAGGAGATACATTAAATGTTACAGGAGATCCAGGCGGAACACTATCAGGTTCTGGTATTTCTTATAGTTATCAATCAAATACTCCAAATACTAGTTATGGGCAAACAATTACAGGGTTAGTAAATGGAAATGCTTTTAGTTGGAATCAACCAGGGGTTAGTGTAAATGCAAATTATGACGCAACAACAGGTGTCCCTCCAGTTACTTTTTCTACAGATACCGCGGGCACAAGTCCTGTAACTTTCCCTTATGGTGGAACAATGGCAACATCTAATCAAAGTTTAACAATTTATTCGCAGGGTAATATAGTTTATACAGCACCACCTAGTTTAAACTTTGTAACAATGGATTGGACCAGTACTAGTATAACTGATAACACAAGTGCAGGTTACAATTTAAGTCCACCTCAATATACTGGTGGTACAACTTCAGGAACTCCAGGAGACAGTGGTAACGCATCAATTGGAAGTACTGGATGGACAATTTCACCTGGAACTGCAAGTGTTACTATGGTAAGTACAGGTCAATATATATCTTCTGGAGGAAATCCTGTAAATGGCAATGCATTAGCTATTGATGGAACAGCAACAATGCCCGCTACTAATGCACCTAATGGAACACCCTCTGAATGGAGTGTAACAGGGACAATAGATTGGAAAACAGTAACCTGTAAAATAGATTGGGAATTATCAGGTAATCAATATCAGAGTGGTAAAAGTGCTATATATTATGTAGAATTTTTCAGTGGAAGTATTTCCCTTGGAAGTGCTACAATAGCAGGACCCTCAACAATAGGTGTTACTAATTCAGGGATAGATGGCATAGGACCTGCAAACAGTATAGTAACTTCTCAGATGACAGGTGGGACAGCAATAAAAGCAGTTGTAACAAGAACTAATGATTCTTGGTATAGTTCCGCTAACACTTGGCCAGCTTGTGGACCAGGGTTTAGTTGTGGAGCAGATGTACCAGCTTCTACAACGGGATATGTTAAATTACAATTAAACTCAGGTTATCAAAACATAATAAAGCAATGGTATTCAGCTGGATCTACAACTGTAAGCGGTGATCAATATACAGTATATACATCTGCTAATACAGGAGACATCGTAACATGTTATATAAGAGAATCATAAAATAAAATATAAAAATGGCAATAATTTATAGTTATCCAATCGAAGCAACACCAACAACTTCAGATTTATTATTAGGAACTTCGGTAGCTGATGACAACAAACCTACAAAAACTTTTACAATAGCTAGTTTAGCTGCCCTTGTTACTGTTAGTGGTGGAACAGGTACGGTGACAAATGTTGCCACTTCACCTTCTACTTTTATCAATATGACGCCAGCTTCAATAAGTACTAGTGGTACTTTACAAGCATCATTATCAGCTAGTGGTACTCCATCTAATACAACATTTTTAAGAGGGGATAATACATGGGCGCCTGCTACTAGTACTGGTTCTCCAAATATAGCGGTATTAGATGAAGGTAGTAGTATAACTACAGCAGTAGAAAGTTTAAATTTTACAGGTGGTGGTGTCACCGCTAGTGCATCAGGTAATGATGTAACAGTAAATATACCCGCTCCCACAAGTGCAGTATCTAGTTTAATTGCAAGTACAGGAATAAGTGTGGATCAAGCAACAGGCGATGTAACAGTAACAAATACTGGTGTTACATCTTTAATCGCTGGAACGAATATTACTTTAAACCCAACAAGTGGTATAGGTAATGTTACAATAAATGCAACAAACAACCCAGGTACAGTACAAAGTGTTATACCAGGGAGTGGGTTACAATTAGATTCGGGAACATTAACTTCTAATCCTGCTATCGGTATAGAATATGACGGATCAAACAATTATATATTAGTTGGTAAAACATCTGGAGCAGCACCAGCAACAGTTCCTACAACAGATGATTTTATAGCGTTTAATCAATTAGCATCTAGTAATGTAAAAACCTCTACATTTGGTACAATACCAGCAACAGCTATGCCTCTTGTAGAACAATATATAGATGATGGTGATGCTAATACTATTAAAAATACAACTGATGATAAAACTACTACACCTAAAGTAACAAAAATAGTTACTTTAACAGATGTAGAATATGCAGCATTATCACCTAAAGATGCTAATACTTTATATATAGCAATTACTGATGCAGATAAATGTACAGAAACTACAACTAACTTTACAATAGACACTGCTGGACCTCCTGGTATAACTGGTGGTACTGCTGGTGTTGATTATACATTAGAAACAAAAGTAAATGGAGTGGTTGCAGCTTCTTTTGTAAGTTGTGAAGGAGAATCATATGAAGTAATAACAACAGCAACACCTGCTGCAGGGAAATATTTTTCTACTCCAGTAACAGGTAACACAACTTCAGGAACTAGTGGTGCGCCAGGTGGTTCGCCTTATGCGGTAACTCAAAGTTTAACTGGTGTTATTGCAGATAATCCAACACCTGAGATTAAAGCAACTCTTCAAGTTGTATATGATGTACAAGGAGGACCAAATCCAACAGTAACTGGAAACGATACGGGTGATACTCAAACAGCAGCACCAGGATCTACTAGTTTATTGGTAAATGGATTTAGTACTTCAGCAACAACTCCTCCAGGTGGTTATGCTTGGAAAGCAGGATCACCTACAGTAGTACAAGCTTCAGGAACAATATACGGTTCACAAACTGTTGTTACAACCGTTTCAGGAACATTAGAATTACAACCTTAAATAAAAAACAAAAATGGCAATAATTTATAGCTACCCGGCAGAGACTAGTCCACAACCTGGTGATTTAATACTGGGTACTTCCACAGCTACTGTTGATGGTAAACAAACAAATGTAACAAGAACCTACACAATGCAGGTGATAACTGATTATATAAAATCACTTGGTGGGATTGGTGTAGAATCAATTACTTTTTCAGCGCCGCTTACTGGTGGTACGATAACATTATCCGGTACAGTAGGTATACCAAAATCAGATGCTACTACAGATGGTTATTTATCTTCAACTGATTGGAGTATATTTAATAACAAAATCGGTGGAATTTCAGGTAGCACAGATTCATTACCTGTATTTACAAGTGCTGTAACTCTTGGTAATTCCTCTATAGCTGAACCATCAGGTGGAACAACAGTAACAAGTACTAAAAACTTTGTTGCCAGTGGTGCAGTAGATCTTGGGTTAACAGGTACTAGGTGGAACGCTATATATGGAGCAACAACTAATACAACATCTTTAGTAGTTGGGACTTCTTTAAACGCTAATGGTAGTGAAGGAACGGCTGGTCAAGTATTAACATCGGGAGGACCTGGCGCTGCTATGACGTGGACTAGTACAAGTAGCTTTGGGGATTTATACAATATTGAAACTCAAACTAAAGTAAGTGATTATATACCTGTGGTTTTAGTTGGTGCTGGTAGTGCAGATTCTACAATACAATTTACAGAAGGTACTGGAATTACATTAACTGAAGGAGGTGCATCACCAACTTCAACTTTAACAATTGCAGCAAACACAGCAGC